ACTTAACGTTAGCCAAGAATGGAATAACATAAGAAGTGTAAGCAAATCCAAAGTTCAAGTCCATTCCTTTACCAGTGATTGCACCGATATCAGCAGCCTGAATCAAAAGACCAGATGCAACAGCTTCTCTCTTGATAGCTTCATTTACCATTCTCATTCCACCCATACCAGTTTGAACTACTAGAGAACGTTTTGGATCTGGACCTTGGAACTCAACCTTACCATTGAAGAAGTTGTAGATTTCTCCACGGAACAAATCAAGAGTAAAGTTATTCTTGTTGTATACTCTTTTGAATGAGTTATCCAACTGTCTCCAAAGACCGACAGACAATCTGATGTCATCTGGACCATCTTGACGAACTCTACCTCCTTGTCCCCACATCAAGTAAGTCTCAATGTCAGTTGCAACTTTTGTCAAGTGAGCAGCTTCCATTTGAGTCAAGAAAGTTCTAGACAAGTCACCGTTATCAAATGCACGTTTAACTTTGTCTTTACCCATGATCTTGATCATGTCTTCCAATGAAGATACAGAAGGGTCATTGTTTTTATCAAATGATCTCCAGATCTCAGTTACTGGAACTGTACCATCTGCATTCATTCCACCTTTGATCATCAAGTCAGCACGAGATGAAATAGAATAATGTACGTGTGCTTCTGCTCCTCCTACGAAGTTGTAAAACTCACGGAAACCAGTTCTTGTAGTAATGTCAGAGAATCTTTCTCCATACTCACCACGTGCAGAACCTTTACGGAATACTTTAGTACCATTTGTCAAATACTTAGAATCAAGATATTTGAAGTTATCATTGTTTACCAATTGTACGGTATAGATGAATCCGTCTCCCATAGGAAGGATATCTTCATCTGTAATGTACATCTCAACTCCGTTATACTTGTCATAAGTGATGATATCACCGTGTCCAAATTCACGTCTGTTAAGTTTAATACGGAAAGTAGAACCATCTGTACCTTTGAATTCTAAGTTTGGTTCAATGTCCTCAATAATGTAAGGAAGATCTACAGATACAGGAGTCTGCCATCTGTACTCTCCACGAGCATTGTCAACCATGATTACATTTTTCCCACCAAAAGAAGACATTTGGTAAAGAGGCATTTCAACTTTCTGAGCCATTGCCCATAGGTCAACTGGACCTAAATCCATAGGCTCAGCATCTTTTAGCATGTTAACCAAGTGGTATGAATCCACATGGGAACTTGCATTGTAAGCGGTATCTCTGAGGAATATACCATTGTTTAAAACTGGAGTTGCCATTATTTATTTGTTTTTGTTTGTTACTAATTAAAATCTTCGGAACATACTACCCTTCTGAATTTTTCTTGGTTCAGATTTAGTAGATGTTCTTCTTTCATCATCATTATAAGGAGTTGAAATAGATGAATTAAGTTTTCTTGATTCTTCTGTTTTCAACTGTCTTACTGTTTTTTCTACTGCTTGCTTACTACCTTGATCACGTACTTTGTTTTTATATCCATTTGGATCTGCAAGTAACCATAGTGCTTCTGCAATAAGGTCATGTCTTGGTTCTACAAATTGATACTTCTCTAGTAAGTGTCCAAGTAAGTTGGTTGGTTTTCCTGAAATAGAGGGGTAGTTTGGTTGTACTAATCCGGAGAATAATAAACCTTGTACTTTCTTGTCAAGTTTTAAACCACCAATTGTTCCTGAAGCTAAAGTAGTATATACATTTTCCTGATATGCTTTTGCTTGTTCAGCTTGCATATTCTTTTTATGTTCTTGCTCTGCTAGTTGTCTTGCAACAATTTCTTCTTGCATTGCATCCAACTTTGGTTTGAACTGATTAGCTTTTTGTTGCAATCTGTTCAAGTCTCTCCAGTCTTGAATCTCAGCCTCAATCTCTTCAGGTGATCCAAACTGGGTAGCATAAAGATACTGTCTTGCAATCTCAGCTTGATCATATTCATCTGATGGATCAAGTTGTCTCATCTCTTCTACATGAGCAAGAGTTCTAAATAGACCTTTAAGATCTTTTCCACCATCAGCTACATATTTAGCTGCCACCTGAAGTTCTTCAGGGAGTGCATTAAAGAATTCTCTAGGAGTGTTTTCTCTAATTGCATTTTCTCTTTCTTGAAAATTTGCCTCAAACAATTCTCTGAAGTCCTTTGTCGTATATTCTTCAAGAGGTTTTTCATCATCAAAAGGCATCAGTGTCCCTTCCTCAATCATCTTGTATGCAAGCTCAGCAAGACCAGACTTATCAATCTTTGGTCTTCCTTTGTTACCTGCATCTTCTTCTTGGGAAATAAGATTATCTAGTTCATTGATAGTTTCTTCAACTTCAACTTTCTTTTCAGCAGCTTCTTTTCTTTCTTCTACGGAAGCAGTAGGGTTGTCAAAGAACGTAGTGTCAACTGTTTCTTTATGAAACATTGATTTTGGTTTGTCTTCATCCTGTGGCAGCATTACATTCTCTGCACCGGGCATTCCAAAAATCTCATCAATATTTACATCTACTTGATCTACCGTTGTAGAATCGTGTACCTGTTCATTCAGGTTTTCATTTTCATTTGGCATGTTGTTGGTTTTTTATGTTATACTTTAATATACAAAATAAACTTGAAAAATTTAAAGATCCGTCAAAAAAAATTGTAATATATGGCTAACTACTTCTTTTCCTTACCGGGTTTCATATCAAATTTATTTTTATTTTCCTGTGCAATCTGTAATTGTTTGTCTGCAATCTCTTTCTGAGTCTGAAGTTTTTCTCTTTCCAATTGACCTTTTTGGTTTTCAATTGTCATTCTATTTGTTTCTTTCTCTCTTTGAAGATTGGTTTGTTCCTGATATTGTTCAGTATCTCTAAGATCTTTCATTGCATCTTGGAAGTCAGACATTTGATTTTGATTAACATCTGCAGAAGCACCATAACCAGAAGCTCTAATTTCAGCAACAAGGATATCTCTTTGTCTATCTTTTTCTTTCTCAGCTGCAGTAGCATCAATCTTCATCTTTTCAATTTCTTGTTGAGACTGGATTTGTTGTTCCTGCATTTGTTGTTGTTGCTGCATTTCTTGTTGCTTCATTTGATTTACTTTCTCTTCTGAAGTTTTCAATGCAGAATTGAGTTGAGCAATTGAATCAGATTGAACAACTTTACCAAGATCATAGATACTTGCACCGGTAGTATTATTCTGAAGAGCCATTTGTTTCAATTGCTCAAGAATAGATCTATGGTTAGCATTAGTACTTACTGCAATGTTTAAGTCTCTTAGAAGTAAATCTGTACCATTTATTTCAAAGTTTACTTTCTCATCTGCTGTAGTAACATATGTCAATCTAGCAGATGGTTTAGTACTATGGTAGTATTGAGCCAAGTCTGTACGCATTTGGTGTACTCTTGGCATCAAATAATCACAGTGTTGAATGAAGAACATTTCTGTTTGAGCATATGAAGCAGACACAGCTTGCTCTACTCCTGTTGCAGTTTGCTGTGACAATTGTTGTCCCATACGTTGTGGGTTTACACCAATTACCTCATATGCTTGTTGTTTAAAATAGTTGGCCAACTGAATCCTTGACATCAATCTATTTGTCTGTTCCAGATCCAGTTTTTGGAAATGGTTAAAGTTTAATGCATTCTCTGTATTTGTAATAGAAGTATCAAGAGGAAGTATCTGAAAATTCTTCATTGCAACAAATGCTTTTGCATAGTTACCTTTTCCCCAGTCTTCTCCTAATGAGTGTCTAGGTAAAGAGTTTTGATCAAGCATGATTACAGTACCAAGTTCATCAACCAGGATATCTGCAATCTGATTGTTTACAATGTTGTACCCAATCTGGTATGGCTTCATCAAGTCAAGTAGTGCAGTAGACTTTGTATTTCTATCTGAGAAGACAGCTCCCTCTACAGGTAGTTTACACCCATAGAGAGAATTGTCCCCTTTAAACTGAAACTTCAGTGGTCCAATGTGATTTCTGTTTACACCAATATAAATAGGAGAGAACCCACCGGGATTATTCATACCCCAGAATGATGGTACGTTTGGTCCAATCTTTACACCACCCCAGACCTCATTAATCCAGATCCAGTCAATGTGTTCTCCAAATAATAAGTTGTCTTTTGTTTTATTCTTAAAGAGTCTTGTATCATAGATAGGTTTATCTGTAATAAGATAATCTTCAGATACAATCTCATTTGTCACTTCACCCTCTTCAGTAATCTTAACTAGGTGACCAATTTTCTTTTGTGACTTCCAATAACATGTAGATACTCTAAGTAAGTATGCTGTACCTTGATCATAGTAGTCTTCTCCTTCTGCTAAGATCTGAGTAATAACATCTGAACCATCTAGAATGTTACCTGCCATAAATGACGTGTACTGTCTGTATGCCAATGAAGGCATGTTAGTATTCCATTCATGTGATTTGGTACCATCATAAAAAGAACCATCATTCTGAAGACCACCAATGTTATATCCTGCTGATCTAATAGGATAAACTGATTCTAGTGCTCTATGTTGTTCATCAGTAAGTACGTGACCAAACTTGTCAATCACATCAGATACCGTAAACATATCTGTTTTACCAACCCAGTTAGATTGAGAAATATATCTAACATCCGGAGACTTGTGATAAAAAGTAATTACAGGATTCCATAACTCTACTTCATAATCATCTTCCATCATCTTGAAATGCCAGAACTCTCTGTCAGTAATCAACATATCACGGAAACCTCTTTCTTCTAGTTCATCCATTCTAAATCTCTCTGTATCTACAGCATGCTGATGGGATGCCCACTGTTCAACCATAGACCGGTAATCTTTTTTGAAGAACTGTTCAATTTCTGGTAATGACTTTATATTATCTGGAGATAATTGTTGTTGTGCTTCTTCTGACTGAGGATCCAATCCTTGTTCTAACATTGCAGCCATCATTTTTGCTGATGCATCTGCCATTAATGTTTGTTCTACCTGGGCACGTTTCTGCTCAAGCATCTCATTGTATGAGAAGTCATCAATTGCTCTATAAGTTAATCTAGTAGATCTCTTTGCAAATTCAGCTACTAGAACATTAATAACATTTGGGATGATAGGATAAAACTTTAACTCAAGTGCAGAAAAGTCTTCTTTTACTAATGACTCTACTATATCCCGGTACTCATTATTCTCTTCAAGTATATAGTCAGTTCTATCAATAATACCCTTAGCCAACTTATAGTTCTTCATAAGTCTTCTGGCATTTCTACGGATCTGTTTTAGTCCCTGCCATTCTAACCAGTCAAGATTCCATGCAGCCCACTCTTCAGTCTTATCTTTCTTAGGTAGAAACTGTAAAGGTTGGGTAATACTACCCATCCTATTCTGTTCAGTCTTAGCACCCTTTTTAAGTTGTAATGCGTTATATACTTGCATAACTTGTTATTTAATATTTTTAAATGCAGATCTTTTCAATCCACCATTTGTATTTTTCATACCACCACCCATATGTCTAAACGGACTCTTATTTAATTTAAACAAATTTTCTGACTTTTGCAAGTTTTTGGCTACATCATCCATGATAACAGTTTTAGTATAACCCCTGTTAGACTGCTGTATTTTCATAAATGATACAAGAGCTGCAAAAGAAACTAGTCTATCCACATTGACTCCGTCAGCATATTCTCTCATTTCTTTGATAAGCATTGGATCCGGAATCCTTTCTATACCATATGTAGTTCTTACTACAGTACCATCAGGTTTTAATTCTTGATCTAATTCCTCTCTAGTAAATTCAATAGCATAACTTAGAAGGTGTGCTTTGAATAGAGTACCTGTATTTTTCCAACCGTACTCCTGGAATACATTAGTGTTAGAACCAAGATCTTTTAAGAACATAATCTGACTCTTAGGTACCAGATACTTTTGTTTTCTCCTTTGGATCATGTACTGGATAAACAATGAGATGTTGTTTTCCACCAGTGTCCATGCATTATACCACTCAATGATTAACTCTAATTGTTTGTGAGTTTGATTTATATCATCATATCTACCACACCATGCAGCTACAATCTTACCTTGTTCTATGTATGTTTCTGTCTCTACACCGGTAACCTTGGTTACTTCAATAGGAGCTTTCATCACATAGATAGAACACAATGAGTCAGATGTATTTGTTTTACCTTCAGATACGGGGTCAATAGATGCATAATACATACCAAATGTAGGTTCTGCCACTGGTCTTTCCCATACTACAACACATCCTGTTTTGTCTTCTGTTTTCTTTTTAATTGGGAAATCCTTTATTGGACTTTTGTTGCTTTTAGTAACAACCGGTTTCCCATCTACATCAGTAGATATATCAAGGAATTCATAACCATATTCCTTTTCTTCAATTCGTCTATCTTGTGCAGCAAGTAGATGTGGTGGGAATACAGAAACTGTTCTATGGTCAAATGCTTCCTTAATATTTCTTGGGTGCTGTGAGATTCTTAGCTGGTAGTCTTCAGGATTTAATTCTTCTTTCCATTGTCTAAACTGATCCTCCAAAGCTTCTAATGCTTCTTCTACAAGTGAATTACCATATTCATCTATGTACGGTGGCATTGACCATTGCTCAGGAATAAACAAACCTGAGTAACCTTCTGTACCTTTTCCATCAATCAAGTTGGTATGTACTGCATAGATATCTTTTGCAGTTGGATTTTGAATCATATCCTTCAACGGATAACATTGAGACAAGTCACCTACAGATCCTGCAGCAATAAACATCCCTGTAGTCATCAAACCAGATCTCATTGCTGGTCTCATATACTCGTATGTCTGATCCATCTTAGGTGCAATCCCGGCTTCCTCATGGAAGAAGTATTTAACTGGACCCCCTACACCATTTGTTGGATCTTTCTCAAAAGACATACCTTGTATGGTACCCTTGAGACCAACCTCATTTTTTCTGTCTCCTTTTCTTACTTCAATCTTTTGCTGCCACATCATTACCTTGTCTGGTGACATAGGTCTATACCATGCAGTATGTTCATTTAAAAATGCAGCATATTCTTGTAGGAATTTCCATGATCCTTTCTCATTGATGTAGTCTTTGAGTGAGGCTCCCATCTTTAAAGTAACCCCTGCTTCAAACCACTGTTGATTTATAAACTTACCCATGTGGTAGTAAGAAGATGCAATCTGACGTTTCTTTAATATAGCAGCATGTTTATAGTTTAGTTCTGCAAGAAGTTCATAGAGTGCCAAATGATACTGAGCATCTCTAATTTTAGCAAAACCAAAGTTCTGTTCTTCTTTGTCAAAGATTGGTAGAAAGTTTAACCACATGTAGTATTCTCTACATACAAACCATGTGTTACTATCATCTTTTACAATTATACCTTTTCGACATTTATCTTTCTGGTCATCCCAGTAAGTTATGAAGTCTCTTGATTTGAAGGGAGCTGTGCAGTATACTCCATCACGTTTGAATTTTTTAGATTCAGATATGAATACTTCATTGGTTGTTTCGTTGAAGTTGTACTGACCTGGTTCTTTAAATAAATTAAAGATGAAGTCAGTGAAGTCTTGTCTGGATTCAAAACTAGTTTTTGTCCACGTTCCGTTGTCATAGGTTGGTATGTCTTGGTAAATCTCACTCATTACATATCATATGCTAGTCCTTGTCCACCTCTTACTTTACTCTGTTGCTCATCTTGAAGATCTTTGTAAGCACCCTTAAATGATTGTCTAATTGCATCATAGTTCTTAGCTGCAGCAATTAAAGAGTTAAAGTTACCATCTCTACCCGTAGTAATCTGACTAGTTTCCATATATCTCCCTAATCTATCTAGCATAGATGCAATTCCTTTGTAAGCTCTGGATGTAGGTGTTTCATACATCCTCTCACAGAATCTTAATGCTGTATAGATTGTGTCATCTTCAGTAGAGAAATCCCCATTTATTTGTTCTATAATAAGTGCTTCTTTATCAATATCCGGAGTAAAGAAAAAAGGATTAAGATCGGGATTAGGACAACACATATAAAACAAATACATGTATATTTTAAGATACTCTTCAGGGTATTCATCCATTACATCTTTAAGTGCCTTTAGTGTATAGCAATGTTCAGTAGGAATAACTACTCCATTCTGTACATCAAATAGTCTAGTAAAACTCATTTCTTTTTTATTTTGTCTTTGTTGTCCTGAATGTAATGAAAAATTGCAAGCACCTCATCAATTAAATAAGGTACTGCCATTGGTAGGACTTCTTTAACAATTGGTTCTCCATTAACATCTCTTTTAGTTACCGGGTATCCCCACTCATCTTCCTTTTCAATTTCAAAAGTAATATGATGAATGAATATTCTTCCCGGCTTAAGTTTAGGATTATGCTTTAGTATAATATACATATAAATACTAAGCTGTAGTGCATAGTGATAGAAATTACAATCATCTAAGCTATCTACAGGAGGTGCCATCTTATCAGATATTCCCTCATAGTTTACATATGATTCTTTCTTGATTTCCTTGTTAGTTTTGTAGTCAATGATATTTACTTTACCATTGACTACTTCTACTAAATCTGATTGGCCACAGATACCTGCAGACCTAAGATAGACCATGTGTTCTGGGTAAACACCTGGTTCTAATTTTTGTAAAGGTGCTACTTTAACACCTTCTTTAACTTCATTTGGTTTGAATACAGGAACTGTAACACCTTCTCTTTCCATAGATGCTAATGCACATAAATCAGCTTCTCTTTGATTATGATACCAACTTCCTAATACAATAGATCTATCAGCTTCACTATCCCAAATTTTCTGAATGCTAACCGGATCAATCCCAAACCATTTAGAATTTTTGTTCTTAGTAACTTTAGCTGCAATCTTCTTTGCATCAAAAGGTTTCTTAAAATGTGAAACAAGTGTAGTTACACTTATCCATTTTATATTCTCATCATCTATACTTTTATAGCTGTGATCATCTGCATTAAATACAATCATATCTTAATCTTCTAAATTATCCAATTTATCTTCTTCCTCTACTGTAGCAATTGCTTCCCATTTACCCAATGGGCATTCAGATGCAAGTGACCTGGTCTTAAAGTTAAGTGAACATCCACATTCATTACAACATGGTGCCGTACCTTTTACTGCACACTTTCTTCCTTTACTTGGACATTCGTCACAAATAGAATATCTTAACCTGGCAATTTCTTCTACAGTTTCATCTCTGATTACTGTATTAGTTATCCCCTCCAGGATCTGCTTCCTGTTGTTCCAAATTAATTTTAGAGTATTTCTCATCCTTAAAGTTTTTACGTTTAGTTAACTCTTTCTCTACTTTTTCATTAATCTTATTCAAAAGTTCTAACTTCTCTTCAACACTCTTCTTATTATGATAAGCACCAAAAGTTGATGTGTCATGATTATTTAAAACCTTCTCATAGTGAGGTATTGCTTTCTTTACCTTTTGTATCTTGATCACAAAATGACCTAGACCGTCTGCATTTATTCTCAGCTCACTGAGACTACTTAAGTTTTTTCTTAATGTCTTATAGTATAACTCCACTAAGTTCTCAACTAAATCCTCTGAAACGTCAAATTCTTTTGTAAGTTCCTTGTATAATTTACTTGCTTTCTTCGGTATCATTTCCTAAAAATTTAAAGTCTAGTAATATGGTACCTTCGGTTTGGATTTTTAAATTAGGATTAAGCATAATAACTTTCTTGTTACCGGCATCCTTAACTATTAATCCAGTTTTCTCAGATTTATTAATACTGTTTCTTACTGTTTGAGGAGACTTAAAAATCCAATCCTCTTCAGAAGATGCATCAAGACAAAAATTACTTAGCTCTACTGGTTGATTAAAACTCAATAAAGTCAGACAGTCAAGATCAGATTCACTCATTGTTATACGATTAATATAACAATGAGTAAGAATCTGAAATTTAACAATATCCCATTTGGGCATTTTAACCCTTTTCTGTACTTGATTAACAAGAGCCATTAACCTCTCTTTAACTTTTTATTCCCTGCTGCCGGTGCTGGTGCAACTGGTTGTTCTGGCATGTCATCATCTTCTTCATCTAGATCTGCTCCTTGAGTTGCAGCCATCATAGTTGCATACTGAATTTGCATAGTAGCTCTTTTGTATCTTGACTCTTCTACATCAGTAAGTAACTTCTCATACTTTGCTTGAGCTTCAAGATAAGGAATAGATGACTCATAGAAGTTTTTCATTTCATCTCTTCTTGCCTCTAACTGTTCAGGTGTCAGTTGTTCTTCTTGTTGGTTTTTCATAATATATTAATTAATGTTTAGACAAATATACAATAATAGTTTAAACCCAAATTGTTTAAACAAAAAAAATCCAGGTAATAAAGATACCTGGATTACTATAGTTTGAGTGGATTTATTTCTTTTTGATTGCAGTACGAGTTCTTTTAACAGGACCTCCACTTTTCTTTTTTACGGTTCCTCCAACTTTATTATTGTTAAGAGCAGCTTTTACTTTGTCTTTTACACCAAAGATATTACTAAGATAAGCAGCAGTTGCTGCACCTGCAGCACCTACTCCAGCAACAACTTTTCCAATTGTTTCTCTTCTTTTTGCTTTTCCTTGTTGTTTCTTATTATACCTTTGTGAGGCAGCATATCCACAACCTTTTTTTCTTCTTTTTTTTGGTTTACCATTTGCATCAGTATATACTTCCATGCATTCATCCTCATTGGTACCGCCAACTTCATATTTACCAATAGGTTTTATTGACTGATTTTTCATGTTATCTGTTTTTAAGTGTAAAGTTTAAAATGGTTATTGAGTAAAATGATCTAGAAGGATCAATCTCTAAGGATAAGATATCTAATAAAGATAGTCTACATCTTATAGTTATTGTCTTCCAGTTAGGTTTATGATTTTTCCAGCTATTTCTAAATTTCATTATTTCAAAGTTTTAAGCATTGCTATCATCTTAGGTTGTGGAGATATGTCACTCTTATCCTTTCTATAGGAGTTATGAGTATACACACCTGGCACTGCACTTAATGCATTCTTAGAAACACCCCACATATCTTGTTCATTATAAATCAATGGAATGTTGTGTACCTTTCCCCAGTATTCTAGCAATTGTCTTACTGATTCAATCTGTGCATCTGTGTATGCATGGTAATACAAATGTCCCTTGTAGGGTTTGTCCAAAGCACACACTTGGTCGAGAGCAACTTCTCTATCTACATAGTTGTAAAACTTGTTGCCTTTTAATGTAAGTGGTCCCCAGTTGCAAATTTCAATTCCTATTGCAATTGGATCAATAGATTTATAAGGAACACCTTGAGCTCTGAATACATCTTGTTTAAGACCTAAGTGATATGCCCAGTATTTAGAACTAAAACACTGACAGATCTCTCCATCATAGGTTCCTGTAGATTGTCCTTTACCAGATACAACAATACATGTAGCTATTCTACCTCTATCATCATTGTTCCAGTTCTGAATAGTTGCAGGAGCAGAAGAGTTTCCTGCAGTATGATGCAACACGATCTGTACTTTCTTTATCTCTTCTCTAAAGTACTGACCTTCTTTTAATGCAACATGTTTGATTTTGCTTAAATCCAATTCAGCCATCTTACTTCTTATCAAGATTCTTTTTAAACAGTTTGCCTAACCAGTTACCTAGTCTTTCCATTGCAGGATTAGCAGCTTCAACTTTAACAGTTGTTCCCTCTTCAGTTTTTGTAACTTGAACATCCAGTTTCTCACTGTCAAAGATGATCTCTTTTACTTCTTCATCTTTGTGAATTTCTACATCTACTTTAGGAGTATCAACTACTACGTCAACCTTCTTGTCTTTCTTAACTACTTTAGCTTTGACTTTCTTAGTCTTCACTTCTACTTCAATGTCTTTTACTTTTACGGTTTTCTTTGCCATGGTTTTTATTTTTGTGTGTTATCAATTTCTTTGTCATCTACTGTTAATTGGGATGCTGTAGCTAATGTTGCACTTACAGTTACCAAATAAGTTGCTGTTGTAATGACAGCTGCTGGTAATGTTACCGGTGCTGCAATAATAATTCCTGCTACAGCTCCTGTAATAATAGCCCATCTTTGGACTCTTTTCCAGAACTTAGGTGTCTTTGCTTGCCACCTTTCTTTAAGGTTCTTGTCTTTCATTTTTTATTGGTTTTATTGGTTCATCTTTAATATGCTTTGATAATGCTTTTAACAAAGGTATGTATTCTGTCCAACCTAATCTTTTAAAGTTTTCTAAGTTAGACCAAAACAAATTTATAATAATATAGTTATAAAAGCCATAGTGAAGCCATTCATATACATTAAATGTAACTCCAAAAATAGGTTTTATTACAATATTTTCAGCCATTGCATGTGATACACCAATCATCAACATGTATACAAACAACTTAAACCATCCTTTACCAAACAGTTCTGAGTCAAATTTTAAACCTTCTTTTCTAGAAGCTTTAAGTCCTGTATAAAACTCAAGAGCAAATAGTAATAGAATACCTATACCTACAGGTAACACAATTCCAAAAACTGCATTAAAGTAATATGCTAATCCTGCAAAGAATGCACTAACTCCTGCACATGTACCTGCCATCTGTGGATGGAATGCACTATTTATAAAATGATGTACATCTCTATAACCAGCTGAACTTACTAATTTACAAAGTAATGTTTTCATATTAAAAAGTATGAGTTCTTACTGCACGTACCATGATCAAGATATGTTTGAGATTTATTTTCATTACTAAAGTTAGGTAAAGGTTACTATCTTATACTCAATTATAACATTCATAGTTCCATCTCCAGTAGTAGGGTCATCGTTATTCTGAGTACCCATACTTAAACTTGCATTCAAGACATCTTTATTTGTTTTTACAAAAACAGAACCTGAGCCTAAACCTACTTGATACGTATTTCTTAAATTTCCAGAAATTGTAGCAACAGTATTTGTTGATGATGTTAATAGTGTCTTATCAATATAAGAATCAAAACACCCATCTAAATAAAAAGCTAATGATGTGGGAAAAATATAAGCAAGAGATCCGAATGTGTATTCTAAAGTTACTCTATTAACTACATAATATTTATTAGCTCCTGGTGCAGGTAATAATGTTATAGTACTAGTACCCATGGTTTTAATTTGCGCACTAGTAATTGGTACTACTAGTGTAGTAAATTCTGAAGGCTGATTTATGAATATCTGAGTACTCATTAGTATGTCTTACTTAATGTGAATATTTCTGAATAAATAGAGTTCCCTGCATTGTTAGTATTCCATTGAGCAGTAATAACCAGTGTGTTTAATACAGTAGTATCAAAAGTTGTGTTGTTTACAAGACTAAAATTTACTCCTTCAAAGTTAAGGCCTGAATTCTTAGTATATGCAAACAATCCTCCTGATGCTATAGAAGCTACAGTAGCTGCTCCTAATCGTCTTACAGTAAAATTAACATCTAGTTTCCAATGTTTACTAGTAGCAGCACTCATTGCCATGGCTCCTGTATCTGCTAGTAATATTCCTGAAGCAGTTTTAACTCTAATTTGCAAAGTAGCTGTACCTACACAAGATAAATGACCTATCAATACACCGGTAAAGCTATCCCCTACTTGAAATCCATTTGCAGGAATTGTAAGAGTTCCTAAACCACCATCTAATAAACTACCTTCAACAGCGGTAGCTGTTACAGGAGTACTAGAGTTAGTCTGCGTGTACAGTCTACTCAGATACCCATTTGGATTCTGTGAGTACTTATCTATGTAGATGCTAGTACTCATTTTAGAATATATAAGAAATCAATAGTTCTGTACCTGCACCATCTGCAGTTATCGCACCTATACCAAAATAGTTATTCATTGCACTGGCATCAAAGTTTACTATTTCCCCTGGCTTAATTGTTACTCCTAACGCAGTTCCATTTACAGTACCAACATTAGCTATAG